AATGGTCTCGCCTAAACATTTTTGGTCTAGTTCTTGAGCTTCTTGCATAACTACTGTGTCTTCAGCGTGTTCTGCTGACTCACACTCAATAGCATAGTAATGACGAAATGTAGTAATAGTTTCAACAATGAATAGTGACATGATATACTTTAAAATTTATTCCGCTTACGCCATGCGGAAACACTTTGTCGAATGTGGCTCGAATGGTAGAAGTGTTCGACTCGAGTTAATTAAATACTAGTGAAAGCATCGCTACCCATAGTAGCATAAGCTGCTGCTACCATTGTGCGGGATGGGGTACCCAAGCGATATGCTGTTTTACCATTCTTAGTAGAATTGGTATAGATTGCGTGACCTTCAGAACGAAGCTCACTGATACGAGGACGAACGCTGCCCTCAGAAGTGCCAGTCAAACCTGCCAATTGGGCGGGTGTGAATTGACGACCAGACAAAAGAACTTTCAATACACGGTCTTTAACCATATAATATCTCCATTAAATAAACAGTCGCTTCAAAATATATCAGTAACGGCGACCTTTCATTACTGTATATAACTATTATACAGCATTTAGCTGTATCTGTCAAGCACTTAGTTAGCCTTTTTGTGGCTTCTTGACCTTGTTCAAATATTCTCTACCAATAAAACCCTGCTCAATTTCATTCAAAGCAGTTACGATTGGCTTATGATGTTTTGCATCAATTTTTGGTGCATATCCTTTGCGCAATTCTCTGGCGCGAGCTGATGCAATTAGCACCAGATCATACCGATTACCTACCATGTTAACTGCATCTTCTGATGTGATTTGATTTGACATTATGCTACCTTTACGATTTCTTTTAAACGATCTGCACAGTATGTTGCCGCGAATGCTTTTGGTTTGACAAAAGGAACCACATTACACATACCCTTAATATACCCAATGGCTTCGCCTACAACGCAAGAAGAGCCAAACATTTCATCTGGGTTAATATCTAAATGAACTTCAATTGGTCTATCATCAATTAGTTTTTCCAATTCAAGATATAAATTTGCAATTTTAATTACTTCATTCATCAAACGCATACGGGGTTTGTTTTTACGCTGGTCATAATCTTTTTCGGTTTGAACTTCCCCAAAAATTTTACAACCATGTTTACCATCAATATGAACTACAATTGCCAAAGTATAATCGGCAAACCACATATCATTTTTACGGAAACGTTCTGAATCGCAACCAATATAAATTTTTGTATCTGGACCTTGAGCATCAATATACTCTTTAATTTTTACGAAATCGAATTTCATTTTTATTCCTGGAGCGGGGTAGGAGAATCGAACTCCTCGCTTTAGCTTGGAAGGCTAAGGTATTACCACTATACGAACCCCGCATTTACAATATTACTTCATTTGTCTTGCGCATATCTGCACAAGTATACTCCTGATAACTTGCCTTTAAAATTTCTGGCATCGGAATAATTTCAATCTCCGCATTATATTCTTCTGCAACCATATCCGCAACATCAAAAAAACTCATAGTTTTACCTGTGCCCATATTAAAGATTCCAGATCTACTTGATTCCAAGAACTTTAAATGATAATCCACAATGGATTTCACATGAACAAAGTCTCTGCGATAATTTTCACTATTCTCAAATAATTTAATCTTACCTGTTTCTAAGGCCTGTTTCTTAAACTGAGCAAATGGACTTGCCTGATTGCCTTTATGTTCTTCACCTTCCCAAGCCCATACATTAAAATATCTAAATCCTTGCACAATGGGACTATCATGATGATGTTGTTTTACATATCGTTCAAACAAATACTTTGACCAAGCATAAGGCGTTCTTGGATCCAATGGAGAATTTTCACAAAACTCTTTATTCAATCCATACACACTAGCAGAACTAGAATACTGCAAATTAACTCCGAATGTTTTACACTCATCGTATAAGTCCATGGAGAATTCGTAATTCTGTCTTAGTACTTTATCAATATCTTTTTCGGTTGTTGCACTGATAGCACCAGCATGAATAACCCATTCAAAATCCATAACACCTGGTCTCGGACCGTCATCATATTCATACGTAGTAACATCATCACCTCGATCACGCAAGGCTGTCAATAGTCTAGAACCAATAAATCCTCTATGACCTGTTAGCAATATTTTCATTGTAATATACCTCGCTGTTTACCGCTTTATCATCGATCCAAATATCGTATGCGGGTTTACCTAATTTTAATGTCGTATACTTAACTTGCCAATTGGCAAATTGTTGTCTTGTAAGAGTTGTCCAATCAATACCAGAGTTGCCACCTCTTGCTGTCCAATAATGAATCTCATTGCCTTCATCAAACAGTTTATTAAAATGCGCAATTCGATCCGCAAAAGGTTGAGCACTATGATAATCGCCAAATGTATTATTACAAATTGTGCCATCAATATCTACAAGGTATTTCATGCCTGACTATCTCCAGGTGCAACTCTATAATTATCTTCAACTGAATCTGGAGTACTAACTTCAATGATAGTACCTTCTTCCTGACAAACCAATTGATGCGGCAAGCATGGAGGATTGTGCCAAGTATCGCCTTGCTTAAGATACTTAATTTGTTCTTTGGCTGTTTTTGTATCAATCCATTTAACAAAGAATAATCCGTCAAGTACATACCATGACTCATCTTTTTCAGAATGAAAGTGCATACTAAATTTTGCACCTTTGTTGAACTTCATCAACTTGCCGCAATACTTATCGTTAGTAGCCCAGATTAATTCGTGACCCCAACCTTTTTTAACAAAACCCTCAAGCCTCATTTATTTCTTCCCATGTCGGTGCATATACTCCGATATGCTTTACTGTAATACTAGCTGCAATGTTGGCAATCTCAATTGCCTTTTCCATATTGTTTGTCTTTAAGAATTCAAGAACTAACGCCGAAAGAAATGTATCTCCAGCACCGCAAACATCAAACACCTCAGTGTGCGGTGCGGAATATTGTTGATCTTTATATTGTGCCCCATATCTACCCATAGTTACAATTAACTCTGTAGGTAAAGTCTTGGCCAAACTATTTTCTAAACTATTAATTTTAACGATTGCGCCTTCAAATCTTTTAAGATCCGTTTTCTTTGTATCTATAAACACAGGACCTTTAAAGTCTGCAATTAATTCTTCGACCATCTCATAACTAATTGTTCCCTTATTATAATCGGAAATCACTATTGCGTCATATAATTTTGGAATACTTGTATCAAAAACAAATGCATCAGATAAGACATCATTATCAATTCTAACAATATGTTGTTTGCTTTTAAGGTCAACCAATCTAGTTTTTGTAGAAGTTTCTCCGTGTAGGAATGTAACATCTGCACCAAGTGAAATTAGATTATTCTTAACATTGCCCGCCATGCCTGCTCGTTTTTCTTCGTGAGAAAATTTGAACACAGGCACAGGTGCTTCAGGACTGATACGATCTACAGTACCATACTGATAAACATCAATACAATTATCACCGAGCAATAATATTTTGAATTGTTTTTGTTGTTGAATATCCATTTACCAAATCCACAAATCTAATCTCTTTACAATATTGACTTCCCACAATAGGCTTATCTTTATAATCACTACCCTTAACCATTATAGGCGAATACTGTTTACAAAGCATTTCTAATTCTTCAGCTGAATCAAATATATGAACAGCATTAACTGCTCTTAAATTTTGTAACAGATGTTTTCTATCATCTTGATTATTAATAGGTCTACTATTGCCTTTTAATTCTTTAACTCGTCTATCCGAATCAATACAGACTATAAGTTGTTGACCACAACCTCTAGCATAATTAAGTAATTCAATATGTCCTCTGTGAACAATATCGAATGTGCCGTTGACAAGAATATTAATCATATAAAATGGTGCGCTCGGAGGGACTCGAACCCGCGACCAAGGGATTATGAGTCCCCTGCTCTAACCAACTGAGCTACAAGCGCGTTGTTTCTATTAAAAATGGTACCTGAGACCGGAATCGAACCGGTACACCTTGCGGCGAGAGATTTTAAGTCTCTTGTGTCTACCTATTTCACCACTCAGGCGTTTGGTTATCCTCGGTAGTCTACATCTATTTCAGACCAAGTACGCAGCTTTTCGAACTTTCGTTGTTTAAACTGAATTACATTACTATAAGAAATAACTTTATGCGAATCTAGCAATTCAATCATTGCGAGAACATCGCCCAATTCTTCTTCAAGATGGTTTGTATTTGTTTTGCTAGGGGTATTTGGATGTGTATCAAACAATCCGAATCGAAATACTTTCGATGTTGCTTGAATTACTTCTGCGCATTCTTCTTGTAAAATCTGAAGAATAGCAGCTTGATCTTTGTTAAGTTCATTCATATTGTCACCTTAAAAATATATTATAACAGAATACGTGTTATATGTCAAGCATATTCGTAATTTACGGTATCCAAATTCTTTCTAAATTCTGTCGCACCGTTTTTCAAATGGAATCGTTTTGCCATTTCAGTAGGTGGGCTTAGTGTAACAAATCTTTTTATACTTGGACGAGTACTTATTATATGTTCTCTGGCTTTAAAGATAAGTTCACGACCTGCACCTGGAGTATAACTCCATATGGTGTAGAATATAACGGTATCTGGTTCTGTTGATTTGAAGAAAAGTTCTTCGCAGGTTGTGGGAATGCTGTCCATATAGGCAACACATACCACTGCTTGCGGTTTTTCGTCTTTGAGTAGTATGAGAACTTCCCTATTTTCGGTGATTCGAAAAGCGACGGGAATCTCAGGGCGGACAGGGTCGTCTTCGATTACTCGAAGAATCGGATCATCTAAATTTTGTGGTTTATATATCATAACTAAGTCCCGTTGTCAATTATATTTATACAGGCCATAAGGGGTTATTTAAATTTTTCAAACTTTATTTTTGCCGATAAATATAAAAACTATTTTATCTATTATGAATCCATACGAAGAACTCGGCGTTTCAAAAAATGCATCTACCGAAGAGATAAGACAACGGTATAGGACGCTTGCTCAATTTCATCATCCTGACAAAGGAGGAGATGAGGAAGTATTCAAACGCATAAAACTTGCATATGAAATTCTAAGCGATTTTATTCGTAGAAAAGAATATGATAAAACGGGAAATACTTCAGAATCCCGTGGCACCAGAGGTGAAGCGCTTGAACGTATTGCTCAAATGCTATTTAATATTGTTCCAAATTTCAATCCAGAACACGATAATTTAATTGCAATAATGACTAACGAAGTCATAAGTGTCAAAAATGGAGTGATGCAAAATATAGATAGTTGCAATAATCATTTGCAAAAACTCAGTAGGGTTATTGAACGTCTTTCTATTAAGACTGAAGATGAGAATATCATATTGCAGTTCCTAGAAAAGCATGTCGAAATTCGCAAACAAGAGAATCTAGAATTAAAAAGAAGACTAGAAGTCTGCGATGTTGTTATCGAAATACTAAAAGACTACGAATACGGGCTAATTAGCTTGCCCGATATGTAATGGCGGAGAGTGTGGGAATCGAACCCACTCACCGGTATAACCCGATGACAGATTAGCAATCTGCTGCATTACCATCCTGCCCACTCTCCTATATGGCGGAAACGGTGAGATTCGAACTCACGGATCCTTTCGAATCGCTAGTTTTCAAGACTAGAGCCATAGACCACTCGACCACATTTCCTAAATTCTTTTTTCTTCTATTCGTCGTAAAGAATCTTTTCGGATTAGAAATTTTCGATTATTCTCAATCCGCCTAACGTGCAAATACTCTACTCCATCAATCAATTGTACATTACGTAGATTGTCACAATAAAACTTTTCAGTCTTATTGAATTGATTTTCAAATATAACTACTTTCATATTTGCTCCTTTAAATGGCCGGCCCGGAGAGACTCGAACTCCCAACCTCTGGTTTCGAAGACCAGCACTCTAATCCATTGAGTTACGGACCGTTTGGCAGAGGGTACAAGAATCGAACTTGTGATCTCGGAATCAAAATCCGATGTTATACCATTTAACTAACCCCCAACATTATTCTTCTTCAATAACAGCAAGAACATCTTCTTCATTAATAATGCCTAAGAATTCTTCACCATTCTTGAATGGTTTTACTTTGCTCCATGACAAGTAAATTTTATCGCCAGCTTTTACTTCTTGGACATCTGGTCCAACAGAAACAACAATACTAATTCTAGTATCATTAGATGCAAGTGCACCTTGTAGAATAATACCGCTTTCGGTTTCTTCGGCAAGTTTTTCTTCGCGAATAACGATACGATCATGCAATGGAATAAAGTTCATAATTTTCTTTCTAAAAAATAAGTGGTCCGGCGACCAGGAATCGAACCTGGATTGATAGCTTAGAAGGCTACTGTTCTATCCATTGAACTACCGCCAGATGTTTTGGTGCCGACTATCGGATTCGAACTGATGACCTATCGCTTACAAGGCGATTGCACTACCACTGTGCTAAGTCGGCAAAATTTATTATAACATACTCGACATCATATGTCAAGCATTATTTGGCATCCCCCAAGAGACTCGAACTCTTACTAACGGTTTTGGAGACCGTGGTGCTGCCATTACACTAGGGAGAAATAATTTGGTACGCGGTGACGGGTTCGAACCGCCGACATTCTGCGTGTAAGGCAGACGCTCTACCAACTGAGCTAACCGCGCAAATGGTGGTGATAGTAAGAATCGAACTTACACTTGACAGCGTATGAAGCTGGTGCACTACCGTTATGCTACATCACCATTGTGGAGGGTGGGAGTGAGAGTCGAACTCACATTACGCGGCTTATACATCCCCGTTTCTAACCAATTGAAATATCCCAACCCATGGGCAGAAGTATGGGAATCGAACCCATATTAACGGAATCACAATCCGTGGTGTTAACCGTTACACTAACAACTGCATATTACCATATAGAAACACTCTTGTTTGGATTCGAACCTTGTTCTAGTATTGTCTATCTGCGCTTCCCACAGTGCTGACAAGAGTGCTTTTATATGGTACGAGTAGGGGGATTCGAACCCACGACCAATAGATTAAAAGTCTACTGCTCTACCAACTGAGCTATACTCGCATTATGTTGCCTTCGCAAAGCTTTGTTGCTTTTACGATGGACTCCCGCTTTGCGTTGTAAAGCCAAAACAACGAAACGGTTACGTTGCTTGACGATCATCTTATGTTTCATAACTGCTCCTTGTTAAAAATTAAAAATGGTGGAGATGATTGGGATCGAACCAATTGTGACGTGAGTCGGAAGATTTACAGTCTCCTGCCATACCATTACGGCGGCATCTCCAAATTTGGCTGGCCAACCTGGGCTCGAACCAGGGACATTTTGATTAACAGTCAAACGCTCTACCAACTGAGCTATAGGCCAAAAAACTATGGTCTCGGTAGGAAGAATCGAACTTCCGTCTCATGGTCCCAAACCACGAATTCTACCATTAAACTACACCGAGTTAAATTGGTGGAGGAGACAGGGATCGAACCTGCGACCTATTGCTTGCAAAGCAACCGCTCTCCCAACTGAGCTACACCCCCATATTGAAACACTCTTGCTCTCCATACCTTCTTGGGGATCAATCAAGGTCTTACTTCTTAGAACCTGCGTCCAGTTTAGAATGTTTCAATATGGTGCCTAAGGAGAGACTCGAACTCTCAAAATTTGGCTTCTAAGACCAACACGTATACCAATTCCGTCACCTAGGCAAATGCTCTGCGTCCTCCGGCGGTAATTATAGTACAGAAAAATATGACGCTATCATATCCCCCATGCGTACCTTCCACCCGCTCCCCGACAAGGACCGCTCTCGTGCTGCCAACGGCCTTTAGGTAAAAAGACTACCACCCTTGAGTGACGAACTCACTTCGCTTCGTATGGGTCATACTAGCCA